TTACATCTAATACACGTTCAGCATATCCACCAGCTGCGCCGGACTCTCCGTGGCCACCGCCACCGCCACCACCTCCCTGGACTTGAACTTTGATATATCTTACACCGCTAGGTCTATTCCAAGTTCCGTTACCGGAAAACACAACCATACGATATATTCCGGTAGGTGCAAATTCTAAAGCATTATTTCCCGAATTAGCTGCTAAAACTCTAAAAGATCCAGGTAAAGAAGTTAATGCTGTTCCTCCTTTGTTAACTGGCAACGTTCCAGAAACAGAAGCCTGTGTAACATCAACAGATCCTGTTCCCAATTCGCTTGATGTGATTGTTGAATTCGCTAGTTTGGCATTGGTAACTGCGTTTGTAGTAAGATCTGCACCAATAATGGCGTTATTAACCAATGCCGCTTGGCTTATATTTTTTAGTGTTTGATAATTAAATGGCATCGATATCTCTCTTAATAAAAACTAGTAACAACAACTAGACCAGGACGTCCGTCTGAACCTCTATGTCCATGAAAGTGAGCACCTGCGCCGCCTGTGCCTGGAGAACAATGAGTTTGGTGATTATGAGCAAAGTGGCCGCCTTGTGGATGACTGCTCGGAGCACCGCCTCCCCAGAATGTGTCTGCATTTGATTGAGCACTATAAGCATGGTGACTAAATCCGCCACCTTGGTGTAGATTTAAATTTCCACCCGATCCAACACCACTAACTCCACCGCTATGTTGATTCTGTCTGTTAGCACCATGTCCGCCACCTGCGGAAATATATGGGCCAAATCCAGCGTAGTCTCCGTTGCCGCCTGCATTGGCATAATACGTGCCACCACCGCCACCGCCAACATAAACAGATACTGATGAGATTCCAGTAACATCTAAATAACGTTCTGCATATCCTCCGGCACCGCCACCTTCGCCGTGGCCTGATCCGCCGCCACCTGCTCCCTGAACTTGCACAAGAATATATCTTACTCCACTTGGTCTATTCCACGTTGAACTTCCTGTGAAAATTTGCATTCCCTGTATACCGTGAGGATTAAATTGTAAATTTGAACCATCACTGTATAATGCTTGGTATGCTCCTCCTAAAGAGGTTACATTAGTTCCGCCTTTATTAATTGGCATCGTTCCTGTAGTGGTCGACGATCCTAAATCTACAGCGCCGGAACCTAATTTTCCAGAAGTAACGTTACCTAATTGAATCTTTGTGCCTGTTACAGCACCGTCGGCAAGATCTACAGAATCAATAGAGCCGTCAACGATAGCTTGATCGGTTAAGTTTTTTAATGACTGATAATTGAACGGCATTCTTTATTCCTTAGATAGCTTCTAGTAACCAACCTCTTGTTGCATCATAATAAACCATTCTGACACTAGCACCGTTGGTGCTAATAACCATAGTGTCTAATTGACGCATAATTCGCCCACCATTTGGATTGACTGTGCAGTTATTTGTTCCAAATGTTCCTGCTACATCAGTGATTTTTACAAAATCTCCTGGGTTCGGACTAGCGGGAAGTGTTATAGTCACTGCCGCACTGGTGGTATTTACCCAAAATGATCTGTTAGCAACTACTGTTTGGCTTGAGCTAACATCTACTCTTTGGTAGTCGCCAACTGTGACCCACGAACTGCCGTTGTAAATTTCTAACTGACCTGTTGATTGATTATAAAAGGTAACTCCTGGGTTTACCGCAGTTGGTCGTTCAGCAGTCGTCCCCATGATATTGGCAGACATTGTTGCCTGAATACCTAATGATACTATTCTTCCCATGTTTTTACGCTCCTATTAAGCTGTTGATGTTTCGATACCATACACCACAGCAGAAACGTTGATAGCACTTGAACGCACTACAATCAATTTCCCAGCATCTAATACTAGACCTGTTCTTTCTAAAACACCGTTAGCAGTTATCTGAGCATCATATTCGATAAACTCAGCATTGCCTGGTGTTGAAGTAGTCGCTACTGCGATACGAACCGCTGCTGCTGTTGCGCCTCTGTTACATAAGTTCACAGAAACTACAGCAAACGTGTCCGCTGGACAGGTATAGACCGTAGTATTTGTTGCTGCTGATAGGTCTGCTGTTCCTAATCTTCCTGTTGCCATTTGTTAATCTCCATTATCTATTATTTAAAAAGTAGTTCCAAGCTACTGGGTATCCTGTTACGCCACCACGGAAATCAAATCTTGCCTTCATTTGGATAGGTGTATTTGTTGTAGTAGTGATCTGGTTATTACTAATAAAGATAAAACCAGCTGTTACACTATTTACGTTCAATGATGCACCACCGCCACCAATTTGTGCGGAAATGTAGGCTTTAATTGCTCGTTGTGTAGGAACAACAGAATCTGAGTCTGCGGTAAAGAACGGATCTGTGGAGAATTCAGTAATACTTGCTGATGCTCCACCGAGTGTAACTTCACCCAGTGTAAGTTCTTGTAGACCAGCGATATTAAATGCGTCAGCATTTAATGTTGCGATACCAGTGGATTGTTCAATTGTGAACAAATCACCAACTCGGAAGTTACCGTCTTGGTCAGTTGATGTAAAGAACACTCGTCCACCATTGTTTTCAACAGTTTCATTAGGCTGGAATGGATCTTGTGTAAAGTCATTTGGATAATTGGTTTCATTGAAGTTACCTGATCCAATGCTTAAGAAGTCGTGTCCAGTTAAACGAACCTGTGAATAACGAATTCTAGTTGTTGCTGTTGCTCCGTGTTCTGGAGATTCGCTTACAGCTAGTTGTGGGCTGATTTGGAAGAACGCTGTGTAAGAACCGTCATATGATCCTCTGAACGATACAACGTTAACCAACTTAAATGTTCTATCCGGTAAGTTACTTAATACAACGTTTGATCCAGCTACTGGACGTTGTGTTAATCTTCTTACGGCTACATATGATCCGCTTTGATAGAAATCACCATAACCGTCACCGCTGGCAACTTCACCTGCGGCTGTTACATATCCTGTTCCTCTGTTAACGAAGCTTGGGTTGGCCAATGCTCCTTTACCAATTCTTACAGTGAATGGCATTTCATAGATATTGTTAGGATCAGTGATAGTCATTGTCGGAGCAGATGCATAACCAGAACCTGGTTCTAATAGTCGAATAGCAAAGATCTTCTCTTGGCTAACGAATGCTCTAGCTCTTGCAGTAGCACCTGTTCTAATATAAGAAGCCACTGTGCCTGCTGTAGATCTTTGAACAGCAACAAATAAGCCGTATCTATTTGGATTACCAAATGTTACACCGCTGAATCCGTTAGCTGCTGTAGATGTTGTTCTAGAAGTCCATACAATACCGTCTTCTGAACTTGCTGCCTGTGTGCTTTGACTTACTGCAAAGAATACACCTTGACCGTAAGTGATCGAAGTCCAACTTGCAGTTGCTGGCAATGTGCTTGCTGCCCAAGTTGCACCGTCTAAGCTGTATGCTGCTACAGTTCCGCTGGTGTTAGACACAGCAACGAATCTGTTATTTCCGTATGCTACAGAATTCCAGTTTGAGCTCGATGGTAATGTAGCTGCTACCCATGCTTGACCGTTGTCTAATGAGTATGCTGCGGCTGTGCTGCCTGAAGCAATAGCTACCCAACGACCTTTGCCGTAAGTAACATCTGTCCAGTTAGCAGAGCTTGGTAATGTTCCACCTGCAGTCCATGATCTACCACCGTTGGTTGAGTATGCAGTTTTGTTATCACCGAATGATACTGCTACCCAATAACCCTTAGCATACTTGACAGAAATCCATGATCCTGTGCTTGTTGGTAAGTTAGCGCCAGCTGTCCATGTAGCACCGCCATCATGTGAATATGCTGTAGCTCCAGTAGCTGCGATTGCTACTATTGCAGAAGCTGTAGGTGTTGCAGTTCCTGTTCCGCCTTGTGCTGTTGCAATAAACGATACACCAACTGTTGTGCTT